AGTATCTGGACTTCCTATAGATTTTACTGCTGATTGTTTTCTAGAAAGATTTAGATTTCCAAATGGAGTGACTCAAGTAACTATCAGTGGAGGAAATACTGTAGTAAGTCCCGGAAAATTTTTCACTGGTGTAAAAGTTGGTTCAATTATTAGGTATCAAACCACCACAGGTGATGAGTCATTTAATAGAGTAACTGCAGTTTCTGCTGATGGTAAATCATTAACTATTGCAGCAGTATCTCCTAGTGTTTCTGGAGTATACTCGGGTACAGTCACTAATGGGACTTATAATAATATTTTTATTGGAGCACCAATAATAAGAAATGAGAATTCTGGATTCCTATATGCACAATTACCAGATCCCAATGTTTCTTCAGTAAATCTTTCAGATTCATTATTAACAATTTCTGAGCAAATTACAGGACAAATTACAGATAGTAATGGAGTATTAACATTTGATACTTCAGCAATTAGCGGAATTTCTAGCATATTTTTCGAGTCATTTGACCAAGAAAGGTATTCAGTACACTACAGTGGAGGTGGTATTGGTGCGATAACTTCAGATCAATTTGTTCTGAGTGGTAATACAATAACTATTAGTGGTTTATCTCCTTCACAGTCAAGTATTGTTGTAAATACTACATTAGTTAAAAATGGAATTCAAAGTAAAGTAAAAACCTATAATAAAAGTCAAACTTTAAATGTAGAAAGATCGAAGTATCCCCAATCCGGAACTGATATTAGTTCTTCAATTGGAGATGGTCTTACATACAATCAATTTTATGGACTAAGAGTTCAAGATGAGGAAATATCACTAAATTACCCAGATGTAGTAAAAATTATTTCAATTTATGAGTCATTCGATTCTTCGGCACCTACTTTAGATAGGATACAATTTGGTTCTAGTGCTAATGTATCAACTAATGCTATTATTGGTGAAAATATTCTAGGAAGTGATAGTAAATCCATTGCAAGAGTTGTTTCAAAACCATTTACTAATGTTCTTGGTGTAGTATATTTAAATTCGGAAAGATTTACAGATTCTGAGACAGTTACATTTGAAGAATCAAATATAACTACGGAAATTGAAGCAATAACTCCCGGAAAGTATAAAGATATTACTAATTCATATAGACTTGACAAAGGGCAGAAAGATCAATATTATGATTATTCTAGAATTGTAAGAAATAAGGGCACTACAGAACCATCAAAACAACTTTTAGTTGTGTTTGATTATTATTCAGTTCCTTCTAATGATAGTGGTGATGTATTTACAGTATTAAGTTATGATAAAGATAGATTTACACACGATGTCCCCTTTATTGGACCAAGATCTGTAAGATCTTCGGATACTTTAGATTTCAGACCAAGAGTTTCAATTTTTACATCAGATAGTTCTTCACCATTTGATTTTGCATCAAGAACTTTAAACCCTACACGTATTTTATCTCCAAACGAAAGTTCATTGCTTGGTTACGATTATTACTTGGCAAGAATTGATAAACTATATCTTGATAAGAATAAAAACTTTATACTTGAAAAGGGAATCTCCTCAAATACTCCTAAGGCACCAGAAAAAAATGATGCTGTAATGGAAATTGCGACTATTAAATTGCCTCCATATCTTTATAATCCAGCAAATGCTGTAGTGACATTGAAGGATAATAGAAGATATACTATGAGAGATATTGGACTAATTGAAGATAGGGTAGAAAACTTAGAGAGAGTTACTTCACTGTCTTTACTGGAAGTAAATACTCAGACTTTGCAGATTCAAGATGCTGATGGTAATAATAGATTTAAGAGTGGATTTTTTGTAGATGATTTTAAAAATTATTCATTCATTAATAGGGGATTATCTTCTATTAGAGTTAATACATCTACAAATGAAATAACACCTGTTACTAGTAGAAATTCACTAAAATCACAAATTGCACCTGAGTCTGCAATTACTGATGAAAATTTAGATTTTTCAGAAAATTTTAAGTTACTAGATCCAAATGTAGTAAAAACAGGAAAGGCAGTAACTTTAAAGTATGAATCTATTGGATGGATAGAACAAGCTTTTGCAACGACAGTTGAAAATGTAAATCCATTTAATGTAATTGTTTACAGTGGTGATATTAAGTTAAGTCCAGAAATTGACAACTGGGTTAGAACAATTCAACTTCCTGATAAAAATATCAGTGTAACATTAAATTCCAGTAGAACTCTTACCAACAATTTAACTAGTAATGTTTCCGTTACTCTGACACCAATTAATACTCAAACAAGCGACACAGTTAATCTTCCTGATATTTTTGGACAAGGTAATTTTACTAGAACTGTTGGTAGTGACCAAACTCAAACTTCATCAACTGCTACAAATACTACTTCTACAACTTCTACAACTGAAAATTTTGATACGGTAAGTAATACTGATACAACAATAAGAAATGTATTGATATCATCATCTAACGAATCATTTATGAGGTCCAGAAATATTCAATTTTCTGCATCTAATATAAAGCCATCCACACAATTCTACCAATTCCTTGATGGGAATAGTGGAGTTGATTTTATTCCAAAATTAATCGAAATAACAAACCCATCCAAAGCATTTGTAGTTGGAGAAACTGTTATTGGAATATTTGGTGGTAATAATTTAATTTCATTTAGAGTTGCAGCACCAAATCATAAATATGGTCCATATAATGCACCATCTACTACATATACAATTAATCCATATATTAGAACCGAATCTATAGCATCTGGATATAGTCAATCATCAAAAGTTTTGAATGTTGATACGGTTTCACTATCAGAAGAAGCTCAAGGAAAGTATTCTGGATATTTACTTAGAGGTATGCAATTGGTTGGTCAGACTAGTGGTGCTGTAGCAACCGTAAGCGACTTGAGACTTATCTCTGATAATTTTGGAGATTTGATTGGAACGTTCTTTTTAAGAGATCCGAATACAATTCCAACCCCAACTGTAAGAATTTCCACTGGAACTAAAACATTTAAGTTGAGTTCAAGTTCAACAAACGATCCAGGTCTTCCAGGAAGTTCAGATACTTCATTTGCCGAAACAAATTTCAACTCTGATGGTACACTTGAACAGTGGGAAAATACTGTTACGGCAACTACTAAAAATTTAACAACAAAAACAGTCACCAATCTTACAACAAATACAACAACATCACAAACAACAATAAACACTCATACTAGAACAACTATTCAGAGATTTGTAGACCCTCTTGCACAATCTTTTGTTGTTGGTGGAAATATAGAGGCTCCGGATTCTTCTAGAGAAGGATTGGCAACTGATGATTCTAATGGTGCCTTTTTAACTGCTGTTGATTTATTCTTTGCTAAAAAAGACAGTGGAAATGCTACAGTAAAGGTTGAAATAAGAACTGTAGAACTGGGAACACCCACAAGGATTGTTATTGGAAATTCGGTTACATTAAGACCAAGTGAAGTAAATATTTCTTCAGATGCTTCCATTGCCACTAAAGTTACTTTTGATGAACCAATTTACCTACCACCAGGAAGGGAGTATGCTGTTGTAATTATTTCAGAACAAAGTGATCAATATGAAATGTGGACTGCAGTTATGGGTGAAAAAACTGTCAATACCAAAGATCTTCCTGATGTAAATGCCGTAACTTACTCAAAGCAATTTGCGATGGGAAGTTTGTTCAAATCTCAAAATGGATCTATATGGACAGCAAATCAATATCAAGACCTTAAATTTAAACTTTATAAAGCACAATTTATTGAAAATCAACCAGGAACCGCATTTTTCTATAATCCAACATTAGATGAGAGTAATGGATATGTTCAGAAATTAGGAAATAATCCACTAACAACATTACCAAAAACACTTACTCTCGGAATTACTACAATAACTAATGCATCATTGATTGCTGATTTATCTAAAGGTAGAAAGGTTGCTGGATCACAACCTTATGTCTATGGATATGTAATTGGAACAGGAAGTTCGGTAGCAACAGTAGGATTAACTACGGGAGGAAGTAATTATGTTACAGATTCTAATGTAAGCACTTATAATATTACTGGAAATGGTTCTGGTCTTGTTTTAAACATTACAGCAACTTCAGGAAAAATTTCCCAAACCCCAATAATTGTAAATCCTGGAAATGGATATGCGGTAGGGGATGTTGTTGGTATTGTAACTTCTACAGTAGGCACCGGAATTTTTGCGAGTGGTCGTGATGCAAGAATTACAATAACTGGAACCAATAATAGTATTGATACCTTATACCTTTCCGGAGTTCAGGGAGATACTTTTGCAGTTGGAGCTGGACTAAGTTACTACAATAATTCCAATACAATAGTTTCTCTTGCAAGCACTACAATTAGAAGCGTTGCACCTTCAACCAATCAGTATTCTGGAAATTATATAAGAGTAGAACATTTTGATCATGGAATGTATGGAAATACAAATAAAATCAGAATTTATAATGCAGAATCTAGTACCGCACCAGTTGCAATTACTTCACCAATAACTTCTGCATCAGCAACAATTGCCGTTAGTATCGGAGATACTTCAAACTTTACAACTTTTGAGGGAGTTTCTGTAAGTGGATCTAATCCTGGATATATAAAAATTGGAAACGAAATAATTAAGTATGAGTCTATTGGTAGTGGATTCTTAGGTACTATTACTAGAGGTATTGATTCTACTATTTCAATTGATCATAGCGTCAATAATTTAATGTACAAGTATGAATTAAATGGAATTTCTTTAAGGAGAATTAACAAAACTCACGATATTAGTGATTTGGGCATTGAATTGGATGGTTATTATCTTGAAATTGATAGGATGGCAAATGGTGTTGATAGAAGTATGGATGGATCACCTGCAGGAATGCCGCAATTACAGTTTACCTCAGAATCAACATTAGGTGGTTCTAAAGTTCTTGCTAGTGAAAATATTCTTTACAGTTCAATAGTACCAACATACGACATCATCACTCCAGGATCTTCCACATCTGTTTCGGCGGTGATTAGATCCGTTTCTGGAACAAGTGCGAGTGGAACTGAGACTTCATTCTTGGACAATGGATTTGAACCAATTCAATTGAATACATTAAATACGCTAAAGTCTGTAAGACTTGTATGTTCTAAAGAAAATGAAATAGAATATCTTAGTAATTTACCCAGAAATAAATCATTTACAACTGGAATAACTTTAAGTACAACAGATTCTAATCTATCACCTATAATATTTTTAGATACTGCATTTACTGAGTTTATTTCCAATCGTTTAAACAGTCCAGTTTTTGATTATGCATTGGATGGAAGATCTAATTCCATATTGGATGATCCACATGCGGTAGTGTATGTTTCAAGATCAGTAAACTTGGTGCAACCAGCAACTTCTCTTAAAGTTATTTTATCTGCATATCGTCACGAATCTGCTGATTTTAGAGTTCTATATAGTTTGTTTAGACCTGACTCCTCAGAAGTTGAACAATCATTTGAACTATTCCCCGGTTACGATAATCTTACATCTACATCATCCGGACTTTCAGTAATTGATCCTTCTCTTAATAATGGAAAACCCGATTCTTTTGTAAGTTCCAGTTTAGACAATCAATTTAAAGAATATGAATTTACTGCAAACAATCTTGGATTGTTTAATGGATATGTAATTAAAATCGTAATGTCAGGAACTAACCAGGCATATCCACCAAGAATCAAAGAACTTAGAACAATTGCTGTAAGATGATTAGAGTAAAGGGGTATGCGAATCTTTATAGAGATGAAAATAGTGGAGCTATTGTAAATTGCGATTCTGTGGCATATAATCAATATCTTAATATTGTCAACAATAGAGAATCTCAGAAAAAAGAACTAGATATGATTAAGAAAGACATTGACGAAATTAAATCTTTATTGAGAGAGTTGCTAAATGGATCCAAATGACATTGAATTAGAAACTATTAATAAATTATTTGAATATGAAAAACACTCTAGAGTTATAGATAACTTAAGCATTGAAGAATTAAGAAATTTTTCAAAACTTTACTGTAAATTATACTTAAGGCAGCAAGAAGTTTTGGCAACTATAAATAAAATGTAGGTATAAAAAAAATAGATGGCAGCAGTATATGTAGTTAATTTGGTAATAAATGCTGGTTCTAATTTTAGTCAAACATTTGATTTAGAATCCTCAGATACTAATTCTTCTCTAGATTTAACTGGATATACAGTCGAATCTCAAATGAGAAAATATGCTGGCAGCTCAACTGCGATTAATTTTACTTCTTCGATTGAAATACCGCAAACTTCAGGAAAAATCTCAATTTCATTATCTGCAGCAGAAACTGCTAACATAAGACCAGGTAGATATGTATATGATGTTTTAATAACTATTGGTTCCATTAAAACTAGAGCAATTGAGGGAATGATCCTAGTAAGGGATGGAGTCACTCGCTGATGTCTGATATAAAAATTAGAGTTGGACAACAAAATAGTATTAAATCCAGAGTAGGGCAACAAAATACGGTTAATGTTGTATCTAGCATTTCCGGATCTTCTGGCGGATATGCTACGTTTGCAGAAAATGTAATTGGTGGAATTGCTTCAATAACTTCTCTAAGTGTAAGTGGATTATCAACATTTGTTGGAGTTGCAACTTTTAATAATAATGTTTATATTGATGGCGATCTTTATGTTAGAGATGATTTAGTATTTGATGAATTTACTGCCCGGAATGCAAATATTACCGGAATCCTTACAGTAGGGCAATCAATTTATTATCCGATAGGGCAACCATATGGTGTTGCATATTTTGATTTAAATGATCAATTGGTTTCTACCGGAACAACTGCGTCCGCAATATCAGAAACTAACTATATACTTACAACTAATAATTCAGGAATACCCACCTGGTCTAGTGTTATAGATGGAGGAACCTATTAGTGTCCAAGCCTGCAAGTAGACAAGAACTCGTAGACTATTGCCTAAGGCGTCTAGGTGCCCCTGTATTGGAGATTAACATTGCCGACGATCAAATAGATGATTTGGTCGATGATGCCCTTCAGTACTTCCAGGAGAGGCACTTTGACGGTGTAGAAAGAATGTATTTAAAATATCAATTCACCCAAGATGATATTAATAGGGGAACCGCATCAAAAGGAAGTGGAGTTGGATTAGTAACTACAACAGGAACATCAACAAATATATCAGGTCTTGGAACAATTACTTCCAATTTTTATGAAACATCCAATTTTATTCAGGTTCCGGATTCTGTAATTGGAATAGAAAAAGTTTTTAAATTTGATGCTAGTTCCATCTCTAGAGGTATGTTTAGCATTAAGTATCAACTATTCTTAAATGATTTATATTATTTCAATTCAATTGATTTATTACAATATTCGATGGTAAAAAGTTATCTTGAGGATATTGATTTTCTTTTAAGTACTGATAAGCAGATAAGATTTAATAAAAGACAGAATAGAATGTATTTGGACATTGACTGGGGATCCCAACAAGTTGGAACCTTCCTAATAATTGATTGCTATAGAATTTTAGATCCAAATACTTTTACTAATGTCTATAATGATAGTTTCTTGAAAAAATATTTAACTGCCACTATGAAAAGGCAGTGGGGGCAAAATTTAATTAAATTTAGAGGAGTTAAATTGCCTGGAGGAATTGAATTGAATGGTAGGGAATTATATGAGGATGCTGAAAGAGAATTGGCAGATATAAAACAAAGAATGGCTCTTGATTATGAATTACCACCTTACGACTTTATTGGATAATAATGGCACTAAATCCTTTCTTTCTTCAAGGTTCACCAAATGAACAAAGACTCGTTCAAGAGTTAATCAATGAACAGTTGAGGATTTATGGCATAGAAGTAATTTATATTCCCAGAAAATTCGTAAGAAGAGAAACTATTCTTAGAGAGATTTCTTCTTCAAAGTTTGATGATAATTTTGCATTAGAAGCATATGTAAATAATTACGAAGGATATAATGGGCAAGGTGATATTCTTACAAAGTTTGGAATGAGTTTAAAAGATGATTTAAGTCTGAT